GAAGTAAGGCTATGCGACATTCCAGAACAGCCAGTACCATGTACAAACGGCCTGATAGCCATCATGCCATTTTCCTCACACATTGATTCAATCTTATTTCTTGCTGAGTCCGTTACTGTTATCGTCATTAGTAATCACCGTAAGCACTAGAAGCATTACCGGATCGGGCTTGCCCACTTAAAATTCCAAATAACTTTTCATGTTGCAAGATTATTTCCCTGTCCATCTCTTGCATATCCTCTATTTCTTTAGTAAGGTCATCGAGTCTAAATGCTATTAAATCTACAGAAGCAGTTTCATTTGCCTTGTCTTGGAGGACTGCCAACCTAGAAACTTCTGCGCTTAGAGAGGCACCCCAGATCACAGCACCGATAGCCTGTGCCAATAGGAAGATGATCGCACCAAAGAATTTAGCATCAATGTTCATCGTTCAGATAGAACCTCATGTAGATTTTTAATTTTATTTGAGATTGCTCCTGTTAGTATCCAAGGACACAGTCCGTGTATTATGGCAACAGCAGATAATATGAAAAGTATAGTGCAAAGATAGATAGTAAAGCGTAGATGCTGAACATAAGATTCCCCAACAAAGTTTAAGTGATGACATTTCATTTGAATATGTACCAGAGCAGACCAGTTAGCGCTGCAATATCTACACAGATAGACCAGCATAGATAGACTTTAAGAGCATATCTCTTCCACTCAACGTGCCTTCTGATATACTGGGTTGGGTAAAACCATTGCATCTAACTTTTCCTCTAATCTGACGAGGTGATCCATGATCTCCCCAAACTGGTCATCTGTTCGTGCAACCACTCTCTCTAATCTTTTCTCAACACTATCTAATTGAAAAGTCTGTATCGCTACGCTTTCTCTCAAATCATATATAAACGTGAAACCACCAACTACCAAGGCTACAGTAGTTATAATATGCCCCACAGATAGACTCTTTGTCAGTTGGTTTCCATTACTCATAGTTCTAGTTTCTCACTCTCATCACCGGGATTTATTATATCCCACATAGTTCCGCCTGTAATGGCGCAAACTATTGTCACACCTTCCTCAGATTGATGAAAATTTAATAGTGTCCAAGAAGGTTTTACAGGATTAAACATAATGGCCGCAAATGATGGGCCACTCTTATTACTTATCCATCCCTTTCCAATAGGGTATTCTCCTAAAACTTCCTGATGATATTGAATCGCTTCTTCAGCGTTATCCCAACAGACTGCTTTTATTTCAAATTGGGTCGGAAACATTCGTGCCGATACGATCAAAGGAAGAAACAAAATCAATAGCAATAATTTCTTCATTATGCTCCCTTAAATTGCATCCTAATTTCTAATCCATTAGCCGCAGTTCCACTAGATATAGCATCAATATCAAATCTAATTACATCCGCAGTAGCCACTGTATTATTATCTGTATCCACTACCGGTGCTGCCGCAGCAGTAGAAGAGTCCGTCTCTCCAGAATCAATAGTAATAACAGTAGTTAACATATCTACCGCCTGAGTAAGATTGTGGAGCATTATATCTGTAGTTCCAGTAACCCCCGCTGTATAAACATGTGCGCCCAAATCACCCGCTACAGCACTCAAAACAAGACCATTCAATGCAAGAGGAATTGTTATCGCCGCAATTCCATTTCCTACATATGTTGGAATAGCATCTGGTAACACTTTTATTATAATAGTTCTATTAAAGAACACACTATTTATTGGTGTAATCTTTTTAACCGCAGTAGCCGCAGTATCATAAAAAGGGATAAAGTCAGCAGTATCACTCATTACAGTATCGAGCGGAAGATTATTTATTGTATCATCCTTACCACTATTTAGATTATTGAAATTAGCATCCACTTGATCATGTGTTAGTGGAGAACCTTTCCCCGATCTAGTAACAATAGTAACCGCCATAATTTAACTCCTAAGAATCCTTAACACCTTGCACATCATATTGAGCATACCCTATAGCCCAGTAATATGGCTCAACATAAGGTGTAGCACCATACGGAAATGCTCTTGGTTGTGGTTCATAAAACTTCCTTCCGTTAACCATGCGATAGGCAACTCGCCTCGGAGGATAATCTCTTCTTCCTATTCTTCTTATTCTCCGTGGCATTAGTATGCAGCCTCTCTATCTGGTTCTAAAACTTTGCTCCTTCTAAATCTAGGTGGAACTGGTTCCATATCATATATCCTAGACAATGCATCTAAAAAATCTGGATGAACAGTTGGAAACAAACTGTATTCATTATCCTTCACCCATTTACAAAGATCGTATGTCTTCCTGTTTTCATCTATGCATACAACTTTCTTTGAAATAAGAAATGCTTGATTTCTTTCCTTATAGTCTTGTTGATTGGAAGTCAAGAATTTCTCATTTGTTGGATAGGGAAAAAAGAAAGACCCATCCTTTAAATCTGGTTCAAGTCTTTGTATACGATCCTTCTTTGATTGGGATTGTCCACCACCAACCCAACTCAACTCATAGACTGGAAAACTACTTCCATCTATAGACATCATTGCTTTGAAATGATCGATATCAGACTGAGCACCATATCGCTCATACCCTACCTTTACCTCTCGTATTCCGGGCGCTCTCTTCCATTTAGTTCTTAGTCTTTTAAGATACGTCCATTTTTCAGACAGTGTCATTCTATGACAACATCCATCAAGAAGAAACTTATTGTAGTTTGCATCAACTCCAACCACGGCCATAGCCGTCCTATTGGATTCCTTCTTCTTGGAATGGGCTGGATCAACCATAATATACACATTCAAAGTGTAGGGTCGAACTTCCCACTCATTCCACCACTCATCCTTAAACGATACGTCACTACCCGCAATTGGATTCAGCAATTGCTGGCAAGCAACCGTATAAGTAGAGGTGGTTTTCTTTATCTCTTCCCATCTCTCCTTGGTAAGAAAGGTAGGGTCACCGTCCATCTGGCCGTTATAGGTAGCAGGATGAATTCTAGGTTTTACCGCTGCTCTTTGTAGAATTGTCCCATAAGTATCCCCGTAAGAGTATCGCGTACCCGCGTACTGATAACGAGGATTATGTGTTGAACCCAAGTTTAAAGACAACTCCCACTGGGTAGTGGTCTTCTTGATTTGTTCTGGTGTGGAAACAGACTCTTGAACTACAACATCATCGTAAACAATAAGAGAGAAGTGCCGTCCTGTAGGTTGCCCATCAACAAGACCATGCGCCTCTATAGTTTGTTCTTTTGGATTAGATTGTCGCTTAACACATATACCTTCATTCTCAGCCCACTTGGGGGCTTGCTGTTTAGGCTTCTCGTAAAATATATCTGGAAATAATTGCTGTAACCTTTCATTGGATTCAAACTCTTGCATTATCTGACGAAGGAATGGCTTTGCCTGACGTGCAGAAAAAGAAAGAATCCCTATTGTAATATCAGGGTTGCATAGAACCTCCTGTATGCATCCTAGAAAAGTGATTATGGATGACTTGTAATGAAACCTTGCCCATAAATCTAAGTAACTATCTTTATTTGCTTCGACTTCTCGACATCTTTCGTATATCCACGGGTGTAACATATCATGGCGGTTACAAATGAAAACACCAAGATAGTACCTATCGCACTGAGCGAGAGTCCTAATGAAAGAATCATCAATATGAGCATCACGATGACAAGCAGTGTACGCCTTAATAACCTGCTCGTAGGTTGCTGTTCTTCCCCACTTTGCAAGTTTGATTGCGGCTTCTGCATTTTCATTTTTGACAAGTACACTTTCGCTAATCATTTTCCTATCATAATTCTGTGTCTTCTTGCAACAGCCGATTTTCTTTCTTTCTGTTTAGCCTTATCACCAGCATATTTCTTTTCAATCGCGGCCATATGTCTTTGACGCCAATCTTTAGCAGCACCTCTATTTCCAGTACCTTTCGCAAATTTCCCAGCAATATCTGCTCTTGACCCTTGAAACTGTTGGTTCCAATCCTTAGAGCCAGTCTTATAAAGTTGTGGGGTGGGTACTTGTTGTCTTGCAGGTTGTTTATCTCCCTTCCCTTGGTATTCAGCCGCCAGTTTTACGTGTAAGTCTTTATCCCACGCTCCACCAGCACCTTTAACCATATTCTTAATTTGACCGAACTTGCCACGCTTTGCTAAGTCAGAGATAGCCCCAAAGTCCCTTTGCTTTATTCCGTATCTGCTAAAGTCAAAGTCTCCCCCATAGCG